CAAGGAGCAGATGTATGAGGCCATTGGGCGCGCTATCAAGCTCGATGGCGTAACTGGAGATGCCGCTACGGCCAAGGCGAAGGGCTTCATGGACGCTGTGATGAAGCTGGAGTTCAGCCACGCCATGCAGGACATCCACCTCTACGCCAAGGATATGGTGACCCTCCGGGAGGAGCTCACTAACGCAGGCCTGAAGGACCACGAGATTAACTCGCTGGTGGACCTGATGTTTGAGCGCAGGGGTAGCGGAGAACTCGATGCGGGACAGGCAGGCCCCCTGAAGGCTCGCTTGGCTCTCAACGAGAACCATGCAGAGAAGATGGCGGATGGCTCAATCTTTCGCATCTCGGACCTCTTTGAGAATGACTCACGGCTCCTCGCTGGCCGCTACCTGAACTCTATGGGCGGTCACTTGGCTCTCGCTGAGGTTGGCATAAAGTCCCGTGCGCAGTTCATGGCGAAGATGCGTGAGGCTGAGCAGTACCACGGGGAAAACGCCATGACCTCCGGCTCGGGCAAATACAACCGGGTGAAGCAGATGATGCAGGATGTCTACGACAACATCACTGGTCGCCCTATGTCCACCCAGAGCTTCAACCGTGCGGACCGCGTTCTGGGTGCCATGCGTGCCTGGACCCGCTCTGCGATGCTGGGTCAGTTGGGCATCCCCGCAGCACTGGAGATGAAGAACGCTATCGGCCTCACCTCTGTGCGCGCCTTCACCCAGCATGTGCCCACCTTCGGCAAGATCATCAGCAGCCTCCGCGCTGGTCATCCCCCGCCAGCGGGGCTGGACGTAGCTATCCACCACCTCACGGGCCACGGTCTAGAGCATGTGTCCGCCTACGCTCGCCAGCACGAAATCACGGACTTCTCCTATGACAGGGGGCTGACCCGCTTCGAGAACTTCTCGGGCAAGCTCTCGCACGCTGTGGACCACATCTCGGGGAACTCATCGGCAACTGCAGCCACTCGAATGATGTCCGCTCGGATGGCTATTCAGAAGCACATCGACTTTGCGATGGGCCACACGGAGATGACCGCGAAGCAGCGGGAGCGTATGACCCACAACGGGGTGGGTACGGATGACCAACCGGATGTCCATGCTGCCCTGAAGAAGTACACCACGATGGACGGTAACAAGGTGGACAACGTGGACTACGAGAAGTGGAGCCGTGAGGCCCCCGAGACTTACAGCAAGTTCCAACTGCTGCTGTCCCGCGAGGTCCGCGACATGATCCAGGACCACGACTTGGGCGAGACCATCCCGTTCATGCACACCACCGTGGGCAAGATTTTCTCCGAGCTCAAGACGTTCGTGCTCGTGGGCCACGCCAAGCAGTTCCTCAAGAGCCTCCACTATCGGGACTCCACCACCGCTGTCCAGTGGATGTACTCGTTCGCTGGGGCCGCTCTGGAGTACTCCCTGCAGAACTCCATCAACTATGCACACGACCCCGATAAGCTGGCCCAGAGACTCTCTCCGTCAGCCATTGCTCTCGGCGCGGTGAGCCGTATGGCTGTCCTCGGGCTCATGCCTCAGGTTATGGATACGGCCTATCAACCCCTCAGCGGTGGTCAATCGCTGTTCGCCAATGGCACCGCCAACACCGACAACCGGAACATCTTCCTGACTCCCTCGATGATCGAAGGTGCTCGGTTGGCAACCTTGGCGCAAGTCACGGGCAGCGCAGTGAACCCCTTCAGTACCAACACCATCACCCAGAAGGAGATGCACGATGCGCTAGGGGCTCTCCCCGGAGGGAACCTGTACATCATGCGTAACGTGAACGATATGATTGGCTCGCACTTCCCGAAGTTCAAACCCCGCCCCACTGAGTAAGCGTGGGCGCTAAGAAGGAAGCAAGGCCCCGGAGCGTTCGCGTTCTGGGGAAAACCCACAGCATCAACTACAAGCCATCCGAAGAGATGGAGAACAGCTACGGCCTGTGCTTCAACGGCAGGCAGCGCATCGACATCATGGAGGGCCTTCCTACTAGCGAGGAGGCGGATACGGTCCTCCATGAAATCCTTCACGCAGTCCTCTTTCAGATGGCAGTGCTACTGCCCCCAGATGTTGAGGAGCAGTTCGTCCGCCCCGCAGCATCGGGCCTCTACGCGGTCCTCCAAGACAACCCTCAGTTCGCCAAGTGGCTCATTCAGCCCCGCAACTGACACCCCTCCCATACCCTTCCGCCTCTACGGTGCTGAGACCTCATGTACTCTCGCGTTTCTTATAGCGGGGATGGTGTTAATCCCACCTTCTCCGTACCCTTTCCTTACCTGTCTAAAGACCACGTAGAGGTTCGTGTGGGGGGCATACTGCTCACTACCGGTGTCACGTGGCCCAACAGCTCCACCATCAGCATCTCCCCCGCTCCAGTGGCGGGCACGGGCAACGTGGATGTCCGCAGGCACACCCCACGTGTGGACCCCAGCGTTTCCTACTCGGATGGCTCTACGCTCACTGCGGGTGACCTGAACAGCGCTGAAACTCAGCTCCTATACATCGCTCAGGAAGCGCTGGACGACGCTGGGTCCGCCCTCGGTCCGGCATTCTCTGGGGCCTTCGATGCTCTCGGGAAGCTCATCACGAACGTTGCAGCGCCCCTGTCGGCCACGGATGCGACTCCTCGGAGTTACGTGGACCAATCTCAGGTGGCCGCTGCTGCCTCGGCTTCCGCTGCCCACACCTCTGCTACGTCAGCCCTAGCATCACAGGTAGCCACTGCGGGGTACTCAGCATCGGCCAACGCTTCTTCGGCTGCTGCTGCTCAGTCGGCGGATAGCGCTGCGGCATCAGCTAGTGCAGCAGCGGATTCGGCTACTCAGGCGGTGGTGGATGTCAATGCTGCTATCGCTACTGCTGTCGCTCCCCTAGCCCCGAAGGCTTCCCCTACGTTCACTGGCACCCCAATCGTCCCAACGGCTGCTGTCAATACGAACACGGACCAAGCGGCCTCCACCAAGTTTGTGCTGGCACAGGCATCTAGCGCTACCCCTCTGGCTACAGGCACGGCTGCGCCTGGGTCCGCCACGAAGTTCTCCCGTGAAGACCATGTGCATCCCGCGCCTCGCATTGGCGAGTTCGTCACGGCTTCAGCTTCGGGCGTCACCCTGACCAGTGGCACTCAGAAGTCAATCACATCTATCTCCCTGACTGCTGGGGACTGGGATGTATCTGGCGTAGTGGAGTACACGCCAGCAGGCACCGCAGTGCTGTCGTTCGTGTACGCAGGTATCAGCACGACCGATGCCCTTATCGGAGGCATGGGGTCATACGCAGGCACGCGAGCGACTCACTCAGCGGGCAGCGGCTCAACGATTCCCACCCCCACGATGCGCCTGTCCTTAGCTGCAACGACAACGGTCTATCTGGTCTCAAATCAAGGATTCAGCACTAGCACATGCACCGCAAGCGGTGTCATCCGCGCTCGTCGGTTGGTCCAGTGATTCTCCCTCAGCGCCCCCGTAGATTCTCTATAGGGGCCAACTCCTCAAAAGTATGTCCGACTACCTCACTGATATTCAGGCTGCTGAAGCCAACGCCGCGAGTGCGGCAACCAACGCTGCAGGCGTAGCTTCTGCGCTACTTGATGCACTCAATGTGCTCAATAGCGGGGACGTTGCGACTGGAGTTCTGGCCAGCGTCACTAAGGCCATCAACGCTGCTGCAGATGCCGAGACCAGTTCGACCGCAGCAGAGACCTACGCAGGAACCGCGAGTGAACACGCAGGAGACGCCGCAACGAACGCTGCGCTTGCCATCGCTAAAGCGGCGGATGCCGTGGCCAATGCAATCACCGCATCTCAGGCAGCAGCTTCAGCGAGTCAGCACGAATCTAGTGCGTACTCGTGGGCGCAGGCGGCAAGCACCGCAGCGGGTCAAGCTACGTCATCCATCACATCGCTCTCGAACAGCCTTAGCAACCCCTACGGTAACAGTGCTGGGGCTGCTCTGGTGGCCTGCTTTGGCCGCACCCTCTACAACCGCTTTGGCGATGTGGTGAACGTTAGAGACTACCTGTATGACAGCAGCGGGGCCCCCCGGAGTCAGACTGCTGCTGCTCAGGCTGCCGCCACGGTGGCCCTTTCCTCAGGCAAGTGCCTGTACTTCCCCGCAGGCCAGTGGACCCTTACGGCTGCCATCACTGGCTCTGGGTATCCTATCTCTGTGAAGGGTGATGGAATCCGGCAGACTAAGGTTACCTTCACGCAGACATCTGGTGGCTTCGCGTTCGTATTCTCGCCCCAGACTGGCTCCGCTGTTCCGGACCAGTTCTGCTTCCATGATATGACCATCGAGGCCGGTGGTTCGGTGAATCAGGCGGCCATTTCTGCGCAGTGGTCCACCTATCAGCCGACCGCTCAGGGGATGTGCTGGATTGGCAATGTGAACATCACCCGCTCCGCGAATGGGCTCGGCTCGTTCACACACGGCATCTACCTGAACCGCTGTATGGGCGCGCTGATTAGCAAGGTAATCCTCGTAGGCGATGATGCTCGGAGCAGCCAGAACGGCATGTATTTCCAAGACTGTTTGGAAATCAACTGCACAGACGTGAAGGTGACCCGTTATCAAGTAGGCTGCGCCATCGACAAGACCTCCGGGGTTACACAGACAGAGGGCGTGTGGTTCACCGCATGCTGGTTCTACGATGTCTACTGCGGCATTAACTCGCCCTCGCAGGCTATCCACATCCAGATCATTGGTTGCTTCTTCAACCCCAACGGTGCGGCAGTGTCCGCCTCAATCATCCTGACCGATGCTTCCCAGGCGATGATCGCCAACAACCTGATTTACGTTGGCGGCAACAACACCGATAACAACTCGCAGGACGGTGTTCGCATTACGGGACGTGGCAGGAACACCGTGGTGGATAACCGCTTTGTGGGGCTGAATAACGTCAATGCCCGTTTCGGAGTTATCACAGCTGGAGGTAGCAGCTACAACCGTATCAAGGGCAACTCTTTCGAGGGCTTCTTGGTCTCTGGAGGTGCCCCCGTGTTCATCTCTTCGGCCTCGGATGTGGGCAACATGGTGACCGATTCTGAAGTCTACAACTGTGGTCAGGGCGTAGTCAGCAATAGCGCCAGTACGCTCATCAAGCGCACCATCACCATCCCGTTCGGTGGCACTCCGACGGAAGCATAAGCAGCACCCCCGCGCCCCGGTAGGTTCTCTACTGGGGCCATCTCCCTCTCTTTAGCGCGCAACCTCATGCAACTCGCAGAACACACCAAAACCCTCCTCACATTGGCCGGCATCGGAGCAGCCATCACCATCGGCAAGCTGCTCTCTGACGGCGAGCCGATGAACGTCAAGCGCGTAGCTGGCCGCGTCATTGTCGGCTCTGGTCTCAGCATGGTGGCATCCGCTGCTGTCGCTCTGTTCCCTCAACTTCCCACCGAAGCTGTCTGCGGTGTCTCCGCTGCGCTGGCCATCTTCGGTACTCACTTCCTGGAAGACCTCGTGCGGTCGAAGCTCGGCATGGGCTCGGAGGCGAAGCAATGAGTCAAGCATCCAAGGACTCCCTCAACGACCTCCACGGGCTGATTGCTGAGACCCTTACGGGGGCCATCAAGGCTTTCAAGGGCAAGACTGATCCAGAAGACCTGAAGGGCCTCGCAGCCCTCGCTAACGTCGCCAAGAGCTTCCTGAAGGACAACGGGATTGAAGCCATCCCGGAAGCCAACAAGCCCCTCCAGTCCCTCGCTGCAGTGCTCCCGTTCCCTGGCCACGTTGGTGGCGAAGGCGAAGACGATGAGCCACAAGTAGCAACACGATAAGACCGCAATACAGCCCCTCTACGGGGCTCCCATCCCTTACCCATACGCATCCCCTAGTGGAACTCTAGGAGCGGCGTGTGCGGCCTATACGCGAGCCCTATGGCATCTCCTGTAAAAGACCCCATTGCTGCTGACCTCCGCAACATGGTCTTCGTAATCTGGCAGCACTTGAACCTCCCAGCGCCTACGCCAGTTCAGTATGACATCGCAGACTACCTCCAGCATGGCCCCAAGCGGCGCATCGTTGAAGCCTTCCGGGGAATCGGTAAGTCGTGGCTGACCGCCGCCTATGTGATCTGGTTGCTCTATCGGGATCCCGAGGAGCGCATCCTGGTGGTCTCCGCATCGAAGGCGCGGGCTGATGCGTTTAGTACCTTTGTTAAGCGTTTGATTGATGAGATGCCCCTGCTGCACCACCTGAAGCCGCGCGAGGGCCAGCGGGACTCCATCATCGCCTTTGACGTTGGCCCTAGCTCTGCCCACCAGGCACCCTCAGTTCGCTCTGTGGGTATCACTGGTCAGCTTACGGGTGGCCGTGCTACTCGCATCGTGGCCGATGACGTTGAGGTGCCGAGCAACTCGATGACCCAAGCACAGCGGGATAAGCTGAGCGAGTCGGTCAAGGAGTTCGATGCAGTGCTGGTTCCCAATGGAGAGATTACCTACCTCGGGACGCCGCAGACTGAACTATCCCTCTACAACCTGCTGACCGAGCGGGGCTATGAAATCCGCATCTGGCCCGCACGGTTCCCCAGTGACAAGCTCATGGCCTCCTACGGCCAACGAGTGGCCCCC